GGGCCATAAGTGCCGCTCGTCAGCAAACCCATCGCCTTTGCCTGCCGCGCTGAAAGGCTGACACGGGCAGGAGCCTGTCCAGACTGGTTTATCGTCGGGCCATCCGGCGAGACGGAGGGAATGAGACCACACGCCGATCCCGGCGAAAAAGTGGCACTGGGTGAATCCGCGTAAATCGGCTGCTGTAACATCTTCAATACTCCGTTCGTCAACTTCACCCGGCGCGATGTGACCGCCGGCGATTAAATTTCGCAGCCACTGTGCGGCGAATGGGTCGATTTCGTTGTAGTAAGCGACTGGTTTCATAAGAATGTCCTGCGGCAGTAATACCAGTCCTGAACCAGGATGATGACAATCAGAATCAACCAGCCGATTTGATAGGTGTTTTCAGTAGTCATGTTGCTTCCTGGGCAGCACGAAGGGCTGAGGTAAATTCGTTACGGTGTTTGTTGGCGCTTTCCAGCGCACACTGAACACAGGTGCAGCTCAACACGTAACGCTCGGATTTATGACCGTTTCGACATGGCTTTCCGGTGTAATACTTGTTCAGGCCAAGCTTAGCGGCGGCCATGCGGGTGATGATTTTCACGTTTTAGCGCCTCCTTTTTTGCTATTGGTATTGGCTATTTTTGTCTTGCAGCAAAAAAAGATCAACCACAAACGGATAATTATTACCTTTACGGTATCAATAGATATGAAAAGACCGCCAGAAGGCGGCCTTATGTGCGATTAAGGGGAGATCAGGAGTAGAAAAACGTGGCAAGCTCGGGCTTGGTTTTAACCCATCCGTGAGAACGGGCAGCCTTAAAAAGCCCATCCATCAGTCGCTTACCGGGTAATTTCCGCTTTCCTGTCAGGTGGGTCTGGATGTAATGACTGGTGGTCCCGGCCTCGTCTGCGAACGCTTCACGCTCATCAGGCGTTAATGCCAGCCAGTGCTTCTTGAAATCGAATTGAGTGTTCTCGTTCATGACTATTGCCTGATATTCATTTCAGATAATAAATATTCACCCATCAGGTAATAAAAATCAAGGTTTGTTACCTTTCAGGTGCATTTACCCCACAGGTAAAATCGCTTTAAATTGAATCACCAATTGATTCACATCCGAGAAATAACTTTCTGACATGAAAAGCATCCACGACGTTCGCCGCGAAAACCTGAAAGACGTAATTGACCGTGAGTTTAACGGCGTACAGTCTCGCCTGGCGGAAAGAATGGTGACGCAACCCAACCTGATTAACCGTTGGGCGAATGGGAAGAAGATTATTGGCGATCAGTCAGCGCGCAAAATTGAGAAGGCTGCCAATAAACCAACAAACTGGCTGGACATCGACCGCAGCCTTTCCATTCGTGAAAAGGAAAGCAAAGTGGACACTGGCGACGCGTGCGAGCTGGCCGCCCATAACCTTCGTGCGTGGATGAGTGAAAATCGTGAACTGTCATCACAGCAGAGACTGGCAGAAGCATCAGGTATCAGCCAGTCTTCAATCAACAGGATGCTTCGCAACGAGGTTTCGATCACCATTGCGAACCTGGACGCAATCGCCGCGGCGTTCGGCCGTCGTGGTTATGAACTGCTGATACCGCCTGACGACCCGGGCGTGATTAAATACGACCGCTCACGTTACGCATTGTTACCTAAAAGCGAAAAAGACAAGGTTGAAAGTTTTATAGACTTTGTGATGATCCAGAACGGTAAAAATCAGGACCAATAACCTTTAAATTCAGAAGCTAAGCCGCCATTGAGCGGCTTTTTTATTGCCTTCATTGTTACCCATGAGGTAATTTTTTACGTTCATACCTATTGACATCAAATCACATACGCATAATTATTACCCTATCGGTAACAACGACGAGTAGCGATCATGCAATGGAAAATTATTAACGGATGGTACTGCATCACGGTTTCCGGGCTGATGAGTTGGAAGTTCAAGAGCCTGCGCGACGGCATCGAGTGGGCGTTTGTAACCAGAGAGGCCTGCAATGCGGCCAATGAAATGGGTGAGGTGAAGTGATGACTTTTTCACAGATTCAGCGGCTGAAAAAAATCATGGCCGGTTTCGACAAAGACTATAGCGCCACTAAAGAGGTTGATGCGCGTCAGGAAGAGTTGGATCAGGCGGTAAAGAACTACCAGATCCAGGACGTTTTACGCCAGCGCTGGGAAGGTTTAGGCATCCGCCGCGAAGTGATTGCAATGGTGTTCGACGATATCGAATTCGAAGAAACCTTGGGAGCAATGATGCGCGAACTTTCAGTGATCGCCGCCCGTTACGATCTGGCTGACAAAATCGACAGTGCGAGGGATGCGGCATGAAACCAGGCATCTATTTCGACATTAGCAACGAGGACTACCACGCCGGGGACGGCGTGAGTAAGTCCCAGCTCGACATGGTGGCGCTGAACCCAGCGCTTCTCCAGTGGCAGAAATCAGCGCCAGTCGATACAGAAAAACTGAAAGCGCTGGACATGGGAACCGCCCTGCACTGCCTGCTTCTTGAGCCGGATGAATTCGATAAGCGATTCATCGTGGCACCTCAGTTCAACCGGAGAACCACCGCCGGTAAAGAGGATGAAGCTTCCTTCCTGCGTGATGTTGAAGGCATGGGCATGACGGTTATGGATGCAGAGCAAGGTCGCAAACTGCAGCTAATGCGCGAGAGCGCCCTCGCCCACCCGGCGGCGCGCTGGATGCTTGAGCAGGACGGTTATTGCGAAGCATCAATGTACTGGAATGACCCGGAGACGGGTGAGCTTTGCCGGATCCGTCCAGACCGCTACCTGAGCCAGCACCCGGTAATCGTGGATGTGAAAAAAGTTGCCGACATGAATCGCTTTTCGCGCCACGTAGAAGAGTTCCGGTATCACGTACAGGACGCTTTCTACCGTGAGGGATTTAAGCAGGTAACAGGCGAATCCCCTGGTTTCTTCTTTATCGCCGTAAGCGAGACCATCGACTGCGGTCGCTACCCGGTGCGCGTGTTCGAGCTTGATGCGCCAGATATCGACGCCGGGCACGCGCTGTTCCGTCGGGATCTGAACACCTATCACCAGTGCCGCATTTCAGATGAATGGGGCGGCGTGGAAACCATTAAACGCCCAGAGTGGGCACGCAAACAGGATATGTACGTATGAGCAACGATCTCACTTTGACCGCGCAGCCAGGCGCTACCGTTGGCACCGCTGCGGCGATTTTCAGCCCTGAAGGGCTAAATCAACTGGTTCGCTTTGCTGACCTGATGGCGCAAAGCAAGGCGACTGTTCCTTCTCACCTGGCTGGCAAACCATCTGACTGCCTGGCAGTAACGATGCAGGCTGCACAGTGGGGCATGAACCCGTTCGCAGTGGCGCAAAAAACGCACGTTGTTAACGGAACCCTGGGATATGAAGCGCAGCTGGTTAACGCAGTTGTGTCATCATCAAACCTGCTGGCGACTCGCCTTAATTATCGCTGGGATGGTGACTGGTCAAAGGTGAACGGGAAAACGGATAAATCACCAGACCTCACAGTAACAGTATGGGCAACGCTTAAAGGCGAATCCGAACCGCGAACGCTGACCATCAGCATGGCCCAGGCAGGTGTGCGGAACTCGCCGTTATGGGAGCAGGATCCGCGCCAACAGCTCGCATATCTCTGCACTAAACGCTGGGCGCGGCTGCATGCCCCTGATGTCCTGCTCGGCGTGTACACCCCTGACGAACTACAGGAGGCGGCACCGCGCATTGAGCGTGATGTTACGCCGCCGGCTGCCACTGCATCAGGCATGAACAGCCTCATTAATGCGAAGCCTGAGCAGAAGCATGAAGAAACTAAAAAGCCAGCAGACGACCGGGATCCAGAAGAAATACTGAGCGCGTTTTGCGATGCGGCAATGCGTTACAACACCGTCGCAGATCTGGACAAAGCCTACAAATACGTGGCGAAACACCTGGTCAATGACGATGAACGCCTGGCGAAGGCCACTGACGTTTACACCATCCGACGCGATGAGTTAACAGACGTTCCGATGTAACACCACCGAGGCGCCGTGTGGGCCGCACTTAAACCAAAGAGAGGTATCTATGAAAGGTGCATTTGACCAAAAGAAACTCCTCGAGGTGGTGCCACTGTCGTGGAGCACGATTGACCGACTGGAGCAAGAAGGTAATTTCCCGAAGCGCTGGTACATCACCGATAAGCGCTGCGCATGGACTCAGGAAGAAGTAGAGCAGTGGCTTGATAAGCGCAAGGCGGAAAGCCCGGACGTTTACACCGGAAAAAAGCCTCCGGTTGAGCTGCGGAAATACCGGCCAGTGAGTAGCGCAGCATGAGAACGCTAACTCGCCACTGGAAACGCTGGTCAGGTTGGTACGTTTATCTGGCCGCAGTATTCGCCTGGCTGACATTGCTGGGCGTCATCCTCACAACAGAAGGGTGGTTGAAATGAGCCAGTCAGTGAAGATGCAAAGATATCACCAGGACTACGCGTCACATAGACGCGTGGAAAAGGTGATAGCCACCAGTCCGGCAGCGATGGAGATCGAGAAGAAAGCGCTGAGCCGGGAGCGGCAAGGCCAGTACCGTATTGCTGCGCGTCTGTGGCTTGAATGCCTGGATGTTGCTGTTGGCGAAGTGGAACGTGCGCGGATCGCTATCCGCCGTGACCAGTGCATCACCAAAAGCAATGGCCTGCGCCGCGGTGATTACTCAGGCGTTTGTGCAACGTGCGGGGTGATCTATGACTAACGCAAAAGACAACATCCGCGTAGGCCGCATCATCATGGTTTACTCGGAGCAAAAACAGGGATGGATTTCCCCGGGCGGCCGGGTGATTCGAAACCCACTGAAAGCCCAGCGACTGGCTGAAGAATTAAACGGTAAGAAGGTGGCAGCATGACCGATAAATACACACTTATCTATGCTGATCCGCCTTGGGTATACCGTGACAAAGCAGCAGACGGAGAGCGCGGCGCCGCGTTTAAATACCCGGTTATGAGCGTGCTGGATATCTGCCGCTTGCCGGTTTGGGAGCTGGCCGCCGAAAGCTGTCTTTTAGCGATGTGGTGGGTGCCAACACAGCCGGTAGAAGCGCTGAAAGTTGTCGAAGCGTGGGGTTTTCGCCTGATGACAATGAAAGGCTTCACCTGGAACAAATGCGGCAGCCGCCAGGCCGACAAACTCGTTATGGGAATGGGCCACATGACCAGGGCGAACAGTGAAGATTGCCTGTTTGCAGTTAAAGGTAACCTTCCTCAGCGCCTCAATGCCGGGATCATTCAGGCATTCACCGCGCCGCGCCTTGCTCATTCGCAGAAGCCAGATTGCGTTCGCGAGAAACTGGTGCAACTGCTTGGCGACGTACCGCGAATTGAACTTTTCGCGCGCCAGTCGTCGCATGGCTTCGACACCTGGGGAAACCAGTGCGAATCGCCTGCGGTGCAGTTGATCCCGGTAACTGTGAGCAGAGAGGTGAAAGCAGCATGACCCGACATGAAGCCGAACGCTATGAGCAAGAAAGCGTAATGCGTGCTGGCGGTATAGGGATCGCGGCTGCGTTACTGCCTGAATGCTCAGCATTAGCACTGTTAACCGCCGTGCTGCGCAACGCGCCGCTGGCACCATCTGATAACCAGGGGAAGATCCGCAATGAGCCTGAAACACCAGTTGCCTGAAATGCAGCAGCGCATGGACCCTGTGATGCTGGCGGCAGCCGCCGATGAATATGCCGATCTGCTAATCACCATGTGCCTGTGCATGAAACTGGCCGGGCCCACCAGGGCGAATATTCGCGGTTGCGCGTTATTGTTAAAGAAAAGGCTTGTGACACGTCACAGCCAGTCAGCTCTCGATAGCATCCTGAATAGCTGGGATCCTGTTGGGCAGTTTCTGAGCCTGCGCCGTGAGGCAAACGAGGCCGCCGCCAGCCATGGAGAGCCGGCAGATAATTTTTTGTGAGGTATTTATGAAACTGATTGATTTACTGGTGCAGGAATTGCCGAAGCATGGTGGATGGCCGGAGGGGGTAGCGCTTATTGATCAAGCTCGCGATGGAATGATATTCGACCCTACAGATCCTGTAATGCCTTATCTTTTTGATTCGCACCTGTTTGAATTAGCTGATGACTGGGACGTTACTCAAGTCACCCGCGAACAGTACGAAGCAGCACTGGCCGCCAGTCAGCCTCAGTGGAATGGCGAAGGGCTGCCGCCGGTTGGTTGCGAGTGTGAGTTTTATAATGGTAACCGGTATTACGTGAGAAACTCATCGCCTCAGGATGGTCAAAAGGTTAAGGTTGTTCATCACGAAGTCAGCGGTGCCGGAATCCCATGTGCGGTTTTTGTCTGGATTGGTGATGATAATTCCGTTAAGTCAGAGGCGGCTCAGTCGGGTCTTTTCCGCCCCATCCGCAGCGTAGTTGAGCGCAAGCGTGATGATATTGCGAAGGCAATCAACGAGGCGGTAGACGCAAGCGGCACGATTGGACATGTGCTTTACGACGCCATAGCCGCCGGGAAAATCCATGGTCTATGCATCATGTACTGAGTAGCCGCCAGTGGCGGCTACTTCCCTTCCATCCACTTCTCAAACTTCACCGGGGAGAACGGTATTAAATCGGTGTGCTCCCCTGCTATCCAGGCATCAACCATGTCAGCCCACTGCTGTAGCATGTAAGTTCGCTGCCTTGCGTACTCCGCTTTGTTATACACCGCTCTTACGCCCTTCTGTTCGTGCGCCAGCGCTTTCTCTATCCAGTCGGATGGATATCCTGCCTCATGCAGAAGCGTGCTGGCCGTGCGGCGCAGGTCATGTACTGCGAAGTGATCAAGCCCCAGGCCTTCGCGCTGCGCTGTTTCTACGGTCGTATTAATTAACCTGTTTAATGCACCGTTGGAAAGCGGTTTGCTGACTGAGTAGCGCCCGGGTATAAGATATTCGCTACCACCAGCACACATTTGCAGGCCCACCATTAAATCCTGCGCCTGAGTTGGCAGATAAATGACGTGGGAGCGACTGCCCTTCATGCGCGCCGCCGGGATCGTCCAGGTGCATTTTTTGAAATCGACTTCTTTCCAGGTGGCCTCTGTAAATTCGCTTTTGCGAACCAGCGTCAGCAGCACCAGCTTAAGAGCCAGCTTCATCGTTGCCATGGCCCCGACATTATCCAGCGTGCGAAAAAATATCCCCACCTCTTCAGGCTGAAGGCAGCGCTCACGCGGTTTAAACATGGCGATCGATGATGGTTTGATGTCGGCCGCCGGGTTGAACAGTCCGTGCCCTCGGTCATTCGCGAACCGGTAAACGCTGCTGATTATCTCCCTGGCCTGCACTGCCGTCGCCCGGCCGCCGCGCTCGACTATTCGATCGCATAAGTCACGCACCATCGATGTTGTGATTTCCGCCATCACCTTATTGCCCAGCACCGGCATTATGTCCCTGTCTATTACCGACTGTTTCATTGCCCGTGTACTGTCTGCCAGTACGACGTGCCGCATATAGGCGTCGGTATGTACCGCGAATGTTTCGGCACCGCGTATCTTTTTGATACCGTCACGTTTCGCCGCAGACGGCGACTTGCCTGCTTTCAGCAGCTTTTTGGCGGATATGAGTTCCTCCCGCGCTTCTGCCAGACTGATACCGTCACGCCCGTACTGTCCGATCACCAGCGTTTCACGCCGACCGTTAATGCGATAGTCATAGCGGAACGAGACGGATCCGGACGTGAGCACGGCAACGTAGAGCCCGTCACGGTCAGAAACTTTATAAATTTTGTCCTGCGGCTTGAGGTTTTTCAGTTTTGTATCGGTAAGCAC